TAAACATCTTTCAGATAAATAGTGTACCTCCATTGCGTCTAGATCAGATGTAGTCGCACCACCTACAGAACCTGTAGTCCAAGATTTCATTCTTCTGTCATCAGCTTCTGAAGCTCTATATCTGACGTGAAGGAATGGTCTTTTGATGTTCTTACCTAATGTTTGATCGTAAACAGTTGAAGTTCCAGCTGGAGCTAATACACCTCTAATGTTAGTAAATGCACCACCAGTTGTAACGTCATTTAAGTATTTCCAGTCAGTTTTGTAAAAGTCATAAGAACCTCTTCTGAAACCAGAAAAACCTAAATTAAGTGCCATATCTTCGCTGTTTGAGAAAACACCGTAAGATGTACCACCTGTACCATAAGAATTTTGAGCCGCTAGCATATCGTCAATGTTTAATGCAACATCTCTGTTTACAAATAACATATTTTCTTCGATAGCACCTTGCGTATCTAATTTCTTAAGAATTTCATCGAAGTCATCTAAATCTTCAGTTGCTGAGTTTCCATCAACACCTGCAGTTACGTGACCTCTATCTTCAATTGCTGCGAAAAGACCTTCAGTTCCACCAATTCCAGTTACACCAGCTGCACCAGAACCTGACGCTGCTAATTCACCTTCTACCATTGACATTTCTAAGTAATCTTCGAATCTAGTTCTTGTATCACCTTCTGCCTTTAAGTACCATAGGTAACCTGTTTGACCGTTTTCACCTGTAATTTCAACCCAACCAATTTGAGAAGCATCAGATCCTGAAACCTCATACTTATCTTTTAAAATAATTGGTTTGTTAGTAAACGACTTGAAAGATGGAGTTACTGCACCTGACATACCCGCTGTAGCTTTTGCAAATTCAGAACCAATAACAAATAATGTTACTGTTTCAGCGTTTGTAAATGCTGGAGCTGTGCTAAATAATGCTTTATCGTATCTTTTAAGCGTTAAAGTTGTAGCACCTGCGTTAACAGCTGATACGTATGCGTTAGCAACGATACCAGATGTACCACCTTTTAATTTTACTGTTTGTCCTACTCTTATTGCGTGAGTACCTGAAGCTGCAATTGTTACAATACCTGATGTAGTGTCTAATGCACCTGTGTACTTTAAGTGTAATCTACCTTGCTCTGACCATACTACTTGGTCTGAAGACATAGGCATTTCAGCACCTACCATTCTTAAGAAGCTAGCGATAGATCTGTCTCCATATCTTTCAACTTCTGCTTCGTATAACTCTGGTAAGTATTGCTGTGACCAGTCATTTGAACCACCTGTAAATGATAGGTAGTTAGATGACAAAGTTTGTTTTACTGGATTTGGAACCGCGTTTAGATTGGCTCCGCCAGTAGGAGTTATTACTGCCATTTTGTTTTATTTTTTTAAAGTTATTGTCTAAGTTTAATTTTTAACTTTGAACTATCATCACCAGTAATTGCCCTTACTTTTATTCCCGCTGTTTCAACTGTGCTAGCTTTACGAGGATCCATATTTATATTTTTAGATTCTGCGTTTAGCTGTTTGATTGCATCAGCTTTACCTTGTTCATAAAAATGAGTTGCAATTGCATCTGCATTGTCTGCAACAAATAAAGCTTTATGATAACCAGCCGCGTCTTGTAACATATTATCTTTACCGATATACTTATCTAGTACGTTTAAAATGTTTGACTGTTTATCAAAAACTTGTTGCTTATCTTTAACATTGAATCTATATTTTTTGTCTGCAACTTTAAATTCAAAACCTTTGAAATCTTCGTTGAAAACTTTACTTGATTCATTGTTAAAATGAGCAGTTTGTTTTTCCTGCAGCTTTTGCTGTTCTGATTGCTCAGAGTTGTAAGTATTGAAAAACTCAATAGCTTTTTGTTGATCGCTGGTTAACTTAGAACCCAACTTGACTTCTTCGTAATATTTACCCTTTAATCCTTCCAAATAGCTTTTAGCTTTTGCAATTTCTTCTTTGTAAGCTAATTGCTTACGTTTAATATCTTTTGGTTCATCAATTTCTTCATCTATACTAAAACTATCTTCAATTAAAAAATCAATTTCATCTTTTGCAAGATGTGGTTTAGTTTGATTATAATATTGGTATAATAAAGTTGAATCATCCATGTTAGAATAATCTTGATTAATTTTTACATAATCTTCTAACGTTCCCCCAGTTTCATTCATAAAATCTACAACTTTTTGAATGTTTTCTGGTAATTCTATTTCAGGTTTAGTTTGAGCTTCTGCAACAACTTCTTCTTTTGTTACTTCTTCTTTTACGTCTTCCTGTAATTTTTCTTCAGGTTCTTGTTTAGTTTCCTCTTCAATTACTTCTTCTAAAGTCAACTGGCTTTCTTCTTGCTGTACTTCTTGCAATCCCACGTCGGCTTTTTCCCCTGTTTTTTCATCCGTGCCGCTTCCGCGTAACACGCTTTCATCTGTGCTTTGTTCTTGAACGGCATCTGTTTCTTGTTTTGGTGGTTTACTTAAATCTACTTTATAAACACCATCTTCAATAGATGTACTCTTTCCAGCATCCTCAAGTACTTTTTCTTCCTTTTCGGCTGCTGTTGGTGTTTCGTCTACTACGACGTCTTTGTTTTCTTCCATGATAAAATATTATATAAATGTTTGTTTTGCAGTCTTTTATCTAGGCTCAAACTGCTCTAAGCCAAATCCACCTAAAGTATCAAATCCAGCAGATTCAAACTTTTTTGGAGGTGTATTGTTTTTTCTTTGCTCTATAAGCTCGGATTGTTGAGAAGCTTGTATCTTTGTTCTTTCATCTTTTCTATCTTCTTTATACTTCTCTTTATCTTTAATTACATTTAAATCAGCGTCTTTAAGCTGCATATTAAGCTCAAATTCTTTTTGCATCAACATAATTTTAATTTCAGCCTCTCTTTCTAGTTTTTGAGATTCTAATTGTGCTTCAACTTGTGCTAATTGAGCTTTGCTTTCTGTTATAGCTTGTTGTTTTTGAACATCAGCTTGAGCTGCCGCTTGCGCTGCTTGTGCATTTGATTGAGCTTGCATTTGAATATTTTCCTGCTGTATCAATCTATCCTGCTCAAATTTTTGTCTTCTTCTAAGTTTTAATAATTGATTAGCAAGCTTAAGATTTTTAATTTCTCTAATATCAATTGCATCTTCTAAATTAATTTGTTCTTTCTGAAGAGATATTTGAATATTGTTTTCAAGCAATTGTTTTTCTTCTTCATCTGGCGCTAATTCTAAAAATATACCAAAATCATGTAACTGTAATTTAGATATTTCTTCTAGTGTACCCACGTTTGATTTACCAATGCTCTGAATAAACGATTCTCTTGTTGGTCCAAATTCTAATACATCTGATATTCTAAGCGAAATAGCTTCTGCTGTTTTAAGTGTAAGATATAATCCACTTTGTAATATATGTCTTGTTGCTGTATTTGAATTAGCTGCTGCAATTTTTTGTAATCCTACTAATGCGTTTTTATCAGGTGTTGAGCCATCTCTTGCTTCATTTAATCCTGTTACATCACGCATCATTTGTAGATAATAGTTATATGAACTAATTAAACTTGAAATTTTAGCATTAGCCCCTGATGATTGTAATTCTTGTACTGGTACTCTTCCATTATTAAATTCACCATCTTGCGTCATTGATCTACCAATAACAGAACCAGTTTGGAAATACATATTTAACGCCTCTTGTGCATTATAATTTGTACCATTACCTAAATCTATTTCAGCAATACCATCTGCATCTAAATAAACACCATCTGGTACCATTCTTGATAATACCTGTTGTAGTTTTAAATGCGTTAATTGAATCATATCAGCGAATGTTGTCATTCTACTAACAAGTGATTCAACTTTACCTTTATACATTCTTGGAGCTACTATGTTGTAACTAAACTGTGCTTTAACTGTATTTGACTTAGGTCTAGTCATATTTTCAGCTAATTGCCATTTTAATAATTTATTATTACCAATTATTTTTGCTCCTTCATAAATAACCTCAATTGTTCTTGATACTTTTTCAAACCTAGCTCTTTGATCTTTTGGTGGATCAAATGTATCATCTTTAGCAATTGCTTTGCTAGCACCTGTTGAAGTTTCTTTTATTTTATGTACTTGGTCTCTATAAGTTTTGTATTCAAAATATAATACATATACATATGCATCATCTTCTGAATCTGCGCCTGCATATGATTTATTATAAAGTTTTACATTGCTACCTTGCCCTTCTGCATGTATTCTAATATCTTCATCTGTTAATTCAGGAAATTGCTTTTTTAAATCAACAACTGATACTCTTCTTATTTCTCCAACATAATATATATCATCAAAATAAGGTGATTCTGTATAAGAATAAACTAAATCAGATGGATCAACATATTTAATATTAATACCCTCTGATGTTGTATATTCATTTTTAACCGCACCTATACCAAGTACAGTTATATCATAATCTAATCTTTTCTTTATTAACTCATATTTGTTATGATCAAATACATTGTTAATAGCTTCTTCTTCTGCAATTTCAATTGAATCTTTATAATTTAATTGCATATGTAATTGCAATTCTTCTTCATTTTCAGGCAATGTATCTGGATCATTCTCATATATATTAATACCAAATTCATTATATACAGAATCTGAAAATTGTCTTGTACGCATATCTTTTAATAAAGACTCTACGTATTTTGTTCTTTTTTGTATTGAAGCTGGGTCTTGTGAATATGCTTTTATATCATATGTTCTTTCCGCAATACCGTTTACAACTATGTCTACAAACTTTGGTATAATAGGTACAGGTTTCCAATCTAAGTTTAAATATGATAAATCACCATTTACCGATAACTCATCTTTATATTTTTGTATTGACTGTTCACCTCTAGCATACAATCTTAAACGGTGAAAATTGTCTCTATTAGCATAATACCTAGCTGTACCAGAATCTCTTTTAAACCATTCTGATTCAACTGCTTTTGCAACTTCTAAACCATACTTTTCACTTGCTTTCTCAGCATTTGAAACTGCTTGGCTTGGGAATATGCCTTTTGGTAATAAATCCATCTATTTTATTATTTTTGAAATACTTCCTTTGTTATCATATTTTTTAAACCCAAAATCTAAAACTTTTGTTTGTCTTAATTGTTGTGGCTGATATAAGTGTCTGTTACATGCCATAATTGCAAGACCAGAACTTATTGCGGCATCATGCTTTGTTCTATTGTTTATATTAAATTTAGACCAATCGTTTAATGTTGTATTGAAGTATATATTGCCATAGTTTCCGTCTTCTTGTAATCCTACGTATTTATCTATATATGATTCAATTGCCGCTGCATGAATTTGTTTTATATCTTCAGATGTATTAGGTATACCACCTATTTCTTTTTCAGCTGTTGATAATTTATTATGTGTTTTATCAGGACGATTCATTGAATAACCCCTGTAACCTCTTCTTTTTAAATAGTATAATAATCTTGGTTTGTTATTTTCTGCAAGAAGTGGCATTCCATAAAATACTAATGCCATAAGTACATCTTCAAAAAA